GATAACGTTTCTTACTGCTTCCCAAGTAATTGGGTCGTTAGGCTCAAAAACAAATCTACGTGCGGCTTGAAGAACAAGTCTCCGTAAGTAAATCATCATGCGACGAACGTTAATTCGATCTAGAGCGGTAGGCGCTCTTTGGGTTGTTTTTTGACCGTAAATAACGATTCCATCGTGCATGAACTTAGTTATCGGATTAACTACATTCCCTGGACCATAGAGAGCATCCCTATCCCCTTGGTTTAGTGTAACCTCAACATCTGTTGGCTTAGTTAAACGACCCCTCCGTAAGCCCGCAGGAGCGAACCATGGGTCAGCTACTTCGTCAGTGTAACACATCTGTCCGATAGCAAAGGTAGTAGGATCGAACCACTTATCTGATGCGGTAAACGTATCAAAGGATTTCACCCATGGCCAATATACAGCGGCGTAACTACTGTTGATGGAAGCGGTTCTGCCTGTTGCAAGACCGTTAGACCAAGCGATAGCTTGTTGTGCGCTTCTAAATCCTACAGGAGGGGAAACAATTGCGAGGAAGTTTTGGGTATCTTGCGCTAACGTAATGAGTTCATTTTGTACATTTTGGTCAGTAATACCGGGAACTGCAGCCATAGTAATCGGGGTTGCTTCCGAGTCTAGAGATTTGAGACCCTCACTATCCGTTTGGCCAATTAGCGCAGCTCTTACCTTGGGGTTACTTACGACGCCTCCATAATCAGAAGCATCACCATTCTTACCTCCTGAGAGGTCAAAGAGAACCGATGTACCACAATTACCCTCTAGAGTCAAACAACGAACAGATCTTGCGGCGGTGCCTCCTCCGGTTCCCGCGCCATCTCCATAAGTGTAAGAGGATCGAATTTTGGTAGGTTTATTCCATTCCTCTGCTATGGTCCATGTATTTGTGCCCGAAGGGTCTACTTCCGCATCGTACTGATAAAAATTTCCTTTTACGTATTGGGAAACGGCATTTGTTAAGCCTTGGTTAAGTACATCTTCGGGGTAAAGGCTCGCGCCGTATTTGGAGCCATCTCCATAACTGTAAGAGGCCGGTTTCCACATCCCCATAGAGTAACTCTCTTCCAAACCAGCTTCAGAGTAAACATCGAGTACGAAGCGACCGTTGTCATTAGTGTGTGTAACGTTGGTTTGTAAACCACGGAACTGTAACCCACCATTGAGGTTCAGAGTAGAGAAATTGTAACCAAGTCCCGGATACAGAGATTGAACTTGGTATGCGCCAGCCGCCTTTTTGGAAACGGTGCTGAATCGGACTCCAGAAGGCATATTATTACCGGCGCCTGGGGGTAGTGCCGCAACGGGGTCACCGGCAAGGAATATAGTCCGAGCCCTTGACCACGCGGTGCCGGAATAGGGAGAACCGCCAACCTGATTCGTGACAGCGGCAGAAGCCGCGTATAATTCAGTGTGACCGTCCCTATTGCTAGGAGCTTGGAAAAGTTGTACTGAAGAGAGAGCCACGGTGTTTCCAACGGAAGACCAATTCATCTCATTAACATCGAACGGGGTGGCGGATAGCCAGGTCCCGCTGTAGTCGAAGGTTCTCCCATTACCGTCCAAAGCTGCCTCGGCGCCGCCAACGGATAGGGAAGAAGCAATAAAACTTTTAATGGACATTCTGGAAGCACTGGACTCAGCGACAGCGCCGGGTTCCCTGCCTACTAGTAGACCCCTATTTGAGTCCATTCCGCTGGGTACAAAACAAAAGGGTCCGGTGGTCGGATTAACGACTCTACCTACATCAGCTTGAAAGGCTCTCTGCCAATCATCACTGGTTATGTTCCTGGGATACTTGCAGATCTGGTCTGACGTTGCGGAGGCAAATATGCGGTCACGATAAGCGTAAAAAGTATTGGATTCACCTACCGCAACACCATTCTTGTCCCAGCAATTAACATCAAATCTCCATGCACAAGCCGAAGCGGCGCGAGCAGTGGGGAACTTGTCGTCGGGCGTGGCGAGAGCCGAGAAGTTTACCACCACCAGTGGAGGAGCTGCTAGAGCCAACGTGAACCTAGCATCCTTCGCTAGTGCCGTTGCAGCTCTAACGTAATAAACTTGATTAGTTTTTTGTAGAATTTCTAAAGCCGCATAAATACCTTGTCCACCAGTAACGAGGTCAGGAGTACCAAACTCCCGAAGTACTTGTGCAGGGCTAGTTAGTAGGGTTGGAGTATCGATAGGACCGCGAGAAGCGAATCCTACCAAACCAACGATAGATGGATTGACAGAAGGAGCGTAATCAGATACGTCCTTTTCAATCGTGTATACACCTGGGGAAACGAAATTAGCCATATTTTACCTTAAATTATGTTGAGGAGATGTCTTTTCTGGAGTTCCAGACAAAGGTCTGTGATAGATTTTTCCGGAACAGAAATCTTTTGTCCAGCGCCCAAGCAGATATGCTCAAACAGATTACCAGACTTTAAAACTATTTCTAGATCCTGCCCTGCGATATTTACAATTGTACGATTTTTCATAAACTTCTTCCTCCCTATTATTTAGTTAATTCGAGTCCAAAAAAAGTCGTATTTTAAAAATTAAGTAGACGAAGGGGGATACACTATAGCAATCTGCTGTCCAGAAGTAGAGAGTATCGATTGAGGAGGGGTACCTGTTCCGGAGAATGCAATGTTCGTCTTTAATGCAAGCTCATAACGCATCTCCCGTATAGCTCCATTACTCTGGATCATATACTTCCTCGTAGGCATCCATGTTTCAACTTCAAAGGTAACGGTTTTCCTGATAATTCTATCTTCCCTGTCCGGAGGGGTTAGTGTAGAGTTGTCCGATATTGTGGTAATAAACGCAGGAGCATTTGTGATAAAATCGGTTTCTACCCGAAGTTGGGGACGAAACTTACCCATAACATATTCAATAAGTTGGTTCATGTCTTCCACATACCTCGTCCATAAATTTAATTGGTAGGACACCTTGATAGCCTTGGGGGACATCGCGGCTACCCGGGTATAGCGCCTTCTTTTCTTGTCACGAATGGTCCAAAATTCAATATCAGTATTAGGCTTTCTTCTTTCAAGGTCCTCTACCGTGTCCGAGATTGCTAAGGTCATTTGTGGTAAAGTAAGGTTACGAGTCTTGAAGAGCATTGCGATAGCTCTTTCGTAATTAGCGTAAGAACAGTTAACACTTTGGATTTGGTTATCGGCACCTAAGACTTGGGCGTCAGAAAAAAGATTTAAAAGTTCCCTAGAGGTCTTTCTATAAAACTCCAAGCTTCTAAAATTTTTATTTTCCCTTTCAAAGATTTGACGCTTTATATCAAAAACATTAGAGAGACGTTTACCATTGTAAAGCGTTTCTCTGGTTCCATCCACCATGGGAGGATACCTGTCATACGGGGGTCCAGATACTTCGACCATTAGTAAGTAGTGAATACGGCTGGCTCTTCAATTTCTTGAAGCAATTGGTTTTCAAGGAGTTCCATCTCTCTTTGGGATTCTTCGATAAGCGCAGGACCATTTAGTTGTGCGCCGCCTTGGGGGGAGGGGAGAGTGGCATACTTACCACGAATCTCTCCAAGGATTCCTTTGCAGATGGCTAATGCATACTTTTGCATCCAATTAATAAAGTAATGGTGTAAGGTATCTGAGTTAAGACACTTATACTCAATTACAACAGTTTCGGAATCATCCGCTACGGGAGTTGGGTATACCATAAGGTATTTGTTGTTGACGATTTGAAAAGATCCTTCGCGCCCTAAAATCTTTCTAATTGATTTAAGATGCATCTTCATAAGGAGAAAATCGCTAACGGCGAAATCCTGGAACAGGAAGTTATCTTGAAAATACTTAATGAAGAAATCCATCTCCAGGGATTGCCCCGCTAGTGGGACACTGAGCAGAGATTTCTTNTACGCCGAATATCTAAAGTTGTTTACAATAAATGACGGTAGCTCATACATGTTAGCGGCGGCTACAGTATTAAAAGCACACAGTTGGGTACACCAATCAGGCGCATGGTAGTCCAGTTTGCTTATGGACTCATCAATAGCGGTGAGGATTTGAAAATCATCGAGCTCAACCCTAACCACCGGGTGTCCTAACCGCGACTTAACCCAATCTTTAATAATCATATAGAAGCGGTTAAACTCTACATTCTCAGAAAAGTACCTTCTATTTAGAGAATCGTAAGGAATATCCCCCGAAGGAGCNGTAACATTAGATACATTTGACCCTGCACCATGGCGGTCTACCACAAAGGGTCCCCATTGAAAATTCGGTTTTACTGGTCCACGTGCCATACTACTATTATATATGGAAGAAGCCCAGCCAAAATAGCTGGGCTTCT